ATATAATTAGAATAACTTTAAAAGCAGATAATCTTTTAGATGAAGATCCCGCAGAAGAATCTACATCTGACGCACAAACAATTGAAGCAGTAGCCGATAAAGAAATCGGACAGGAAACTTGGATAAGGACAGAAGAACACGGCCCAGGACCGGATGAAGAAAATTAAAAAAATTAGATGAGACTTGACCAGGGATTTTTATTATGTGCTACTAATTTTAAACCATATCTCACCGCCGCCCAACAATTAGCAGATAGTTTAAAAGAATTTGCTCCGGAACATCCAGTAATTTTATATACTGAAGATAAATGGGTATCTGATTCTGGTAATCATATATTCGATGAAGTTCACGGTGGCATGCCCCCTTCCAATAGAGCCAAATTATTAGCCTTACAACATACTCCTTTTGATATTACATGCTATCTTGATTCTGATATGGTATGTATCAATCCTAAAGCTCCGGAAATATTTAATGGAATAAAAGATGGATATGATATGGCATGGACTAAAATCAGAACATATGCTGCAGCCGCAACGTGGTGGAATAAACCTATTTTAAAAGTTCCTCATGGTGGAATGTGTTTGTATAGAAAATCTGAAAAAATGATTTCTTTTATGCAACAATGGTGGGAAAATTGGTTATGGAAAAGACGACATGACTGGGATTCAAGATGGGACGGTAAATATCCTTATTGGGAAACTAGAGGATGGGATCAATTTCCCTTACACCTAATGTTAGGAGTTATAAGACAAGATGATCCATGGTATCGTCCAGATATTAAATGGCATTGGGTATTTGGAGGAGATCCTCCTTGTACTCCGGAAACTGATGATTGGAAAGCTAGCGAAGATGCAAAATGGAATTGGATAATCGGATATGACCCAGAAAGAGAAGGTGTAGATAGAGATGAAATAGTATTTCATGATTATTCTTGTTTGTTATTTAAAAGAGAATATCAAAACGGAAGAATATGAATCATACAGAACATATTTCAAAATATTGTAATGATAATGAAGTATTAGATATTCTTCAAAAGTTGGGGGAATATCTTTATGATTTAGATGAAGATAAAATAAGAATGGAAAGCAGAAGAATAATCACTTGGAAGGAAGCCGTTTGTGATGAATATTTAATGGAATATAAAAAGTTGGTTAGACCAGGACCACCTTGGCATCAAGGCGTACATGATTTATTATTAGATTTAAGAACAAGAAATAGACATATGAAAGTTGTTAAATTATGTGCGGATTTAGGTAAAAGAATAGGAGCACGACAACAAGCTTTAAGTACAATATATCCACCCGGAGGATATATGAGCTGGCATCACAATGCTGATGTTCCCGGAAGAAATTTAATTTTTACTTGGTCTAAAACAGGCAGAGGAATTTTTAGATACAAAAGAAATATTCCAGGAAGCACATCTTTAAATTATGATATTCCGGATCAAGTTGGTTGGAATGTAAAATCATTTGATTGGTTCGGACACGGTGAAGTAGATCGAACTGGATATTCTTGGCATGCCGCAGGAACTGAAGGTCTCAGATCAACTCTTGCATTTGTGATTCAAAGTAATCCGATGTCAAATATGCTCTTAGAAGAAGATTTTAATCTTCATTCTTGGAGTGATGGATGTTTTATAAGTGAACCGGATTCCTTGCCGTCCAAGTTGCTATGGTGGAAAGAAAACGAAGAAGAAATTACAACAATGAAATTAAAATCAGAAATTAAAAAAAATATTGCATTAGGGCCTACTGGTGTCAAAGCATTTAAACCTCACTAATTCCCCAATTGTTCGTGCGCCGGCTTATGTTAGAATATCATCAAGATGGTTTAAAGAAAATGCTGATGATATTATTAATAAGCTAGATAAAAAAACAATTCCTGATACGACAGTAAATAATAATCCGAGCGCTAGAAAATCTGAAGTATTTTTATGGGATATTTGGAAACTAGATTTAATAGATATACAAAAAGTAATAATTTATAAATTAAAAGAAATTTTTATAGAAGAAAATAAGAAATATAAATTTGATTTAGATTATTCATCTATTAATGTTCAATATACAAAATATCTAAAAGGTGATTTTTATTCGTGGCATACCGATGATGATTTCAACGCAACACATAAAAAACATCAAAATGTAAGGAAATTAAGTATAACCGTGGCATTAAATATAGGATCATATGAAGGAGGAAATTTACAAATAGTTTTAAATAATCAAACAGAACCACGAGAAATGTGTTTAGACTTTGGAGACATATTAGTATTTCCCAGCTTCACACAACACCAAATTACTCCAATTACTAAAGGAATTCGACTTTCTTTAGTATCCTGGGTGTCAGGACCTCCATGGAGATAAATACATTATATGTTAGTAATCTATATGTAGGAATCTTATCATGGCAAAACCTCAAACACGACAACAACTCAAAGAATATTGTCTTAGACAATTAGGCCATCCAGTCATTGAAATCAATGTAGATGATGATCAATTAGAAGATAGAATTGATGAATCTATTCAAATTTATAATGATTATCATTATGATGGTTCCGAAAAGATATATTTAAAACACGTAATTACAGCAGAAGATATTACTAATGAATATCTTAGCGTAGGCGATGAAACTATTAGTGTTATCAGAGCTTTCCCCATAGATACAACTGCTGGTAGCATTAGTATGTTCGATGTAAGATATCAATTAAGATTAAATGATATGTTTGATTTAAGTAAGCAACAGCTTGCAGGATATACTATGGCAATGTCACACCTGAGTTTGATAGAAAATCTTTTTAATCAAGCTCCCTCATTCAGATTTAATAGACATACAAATAAATTATATCTTGATATCGATTGGTCGTTTGAAATGAAGGTTGGAAAATTTTTGTTATTTGAAACTTATAGAAGATTAGATCCAGAATCTTATACAGATGCTTATAATGATTTATGGATAAAAAAATATACAACATCTTTATTTAAAAGACAATGGGGTTCTAATTTATTAAAATTTGAAGGTTTGCAATTGCCTGGTGGAACTACTTTAAATGGTAGACAAATTTTTGATGATGCAACAACAGAATTGCAAATGTTAGATGATGAAATTTTTACAAAGTATCAATTGCCTGATGATTTTATGGTGGGATAATATGAAATCTTTTCGAGAATTTATAGAAGAAGAAATTAAATTACCTATAGAAGTAGGTGATATAGTTCTCGGTGGAAAATTTAAAAATAAAAGAATAGTAGTAAAAGATATTGGGGAAAATGAAAAAGGTGATATTACTATTAATGGTAGACCTATTTTAAGAGTTAGAATAACGGGCGAAAAAGAAGAAAATGGCACTAAATAATTATTTCCAAAAATATAGTAACAATGAAGGTAATCTTTTAGAAGATTTGGTACAAGAGTCCATTCAAGTCTTCGGACATGAAGTTTCTTATCTACCAAGGACTCAAAATAATTTAGATAATATTTTCGGAGAAGCTTCTCTCTCATCTTTTGAATCAGCATATCCAGTGGAAGTGTATATTAAAACTACTGATGGTTTTGAAGGTGAAGGTGCTTTTGTTGGTAGATTTGGATTAGAAATTAGAGAACAAATTACCTTTTCTATGTCACAACGTACTTGGAAAGGATTGGGTCTTACAACAAGACCCCTTGAAGGAGATTTAATTTGGTTTGATACGGCCCAGAAAATGTTTGAAATAATGTTTGTTGAACATCAAGCAATTTTTTATCAATTAGGTAGATTACCCGTTTATGATTTATCTTGTGAATTCTTTGAATATAGTAGTGAAGATATTGATACTGGAATAGCAAAAATAGATGCTGTGGAAGCAGATAGTGCTTATTCTGTCGAATACGGGTACTCTGCTAATTCAGGTGTATTTTCTACTAATGAAACTATAATTGGTGGTTTGTCCGGAGCTTCTGCTAAAGTATTAAAATTACGCGATGTACCTGGATTAGGTCTATTTGTGAGAGTTACAAATATAGTAGGATCGTTTACACCAGGCGAAAATATAATGGGTCAAACATCAAATGAAACTGCACAGATAAGCACGGTAACACAAGAACATGCAGAAGATCCACAAGCTAAAAATGTAGAAATTGAATCAACTGCAGAAGGAATTATTGATTTTACTGAAGGAAATCCATTTAGTGAAGGAACATTTTAATGTTAGGACAATATTGGTATCATGGCTTAGTAAGAAAATATGTAGCTGTATTTGGAACACTTTTTAATGATATTTCTATTCAAAGAAAAAATAGTTCCGGTAATGTAACAGAGACAATAAAAGTACCTTTAGCTTATGGGCCTAAACAGAAATTTTTGGTAAGACTTTCCGGAGACGAGCGTCTAGATAAAAAGGTGGGGATGCAGTTACCGAGGATGGGTTTCGATTTGACTTCGATGTCATATAGTCCCGAGAGAATGATACATCCCCTTCATAATAGAACACAGAAATATAAAGGGGAAACTGGAGTAGTTAAAAGCCCAGTTCCGTATGATTTCGCATTTGCTTTAAATGTCTATGTAAAAAATGCTGATGATG